AGAAAGGACTGAATTACATGATTCTTCCCAAGAATGAACGCCGTAACCTGAACGCTGTGACCAAGCGTGCTGTGTGGCTGTATGGTGCGCCCTTCAGCGGCAAGACCTTCTTTGCCAACGCTTTCCCTGACCCCATCATGCTGAACACGGATGGCAACATCAAGTTTGTGGATGCCCCCTTCATTCCGATCAAGGATAAGGTGGAAGTTTCCGGGCGCATGACCAAGCGAACCTTGGCGTGGGAGATTTTCAAGGAAGTCATTGACGAACTTGAAAAGAAGCAGAACGATTTCAAGACCATTGTGGTTGATCTGCTGGAAGATGTGTATGAGGCTTGCCGCCTGTACATGTACAAGGAAATGGGTATCACCCATGAATCTGATGATTCCTTCCGCGCATGGGATAAGGTGCGAACCGAATTCCTGTCCACCATTCGCCGCCTGATGAATCTGGATTATGAAAACATTATCCTGATTTCCCATGAGGACACCAGCAAGGACATTACCAAGAAGGGCGGCGACAAGCTGACTTCCATCAAGCCCAACCTTCAGGACAAGGTTTCCAATAAGGTTGCTGGTATGGTGGATATTGTGGCGCGTGTCATTGCTGATGGTGATGAACGTGTTCTGTCCTTCAAGACCAACGAAGTCATTTTCGGTGGTGGCCGTCTGACCGTCAAGGAAAAGCAGATTCCGCTTGACTATGACGCTTTTGTTCAGGTGTACGCTGAAGCCAACAAGAACACCAAGGCAGCGGTGCAGCAGGATAAGCCCACCCGCAAGCCCAAGGCCGAAAAGCCGGATGTGAACCCCGCTGCTGAAGTTCCCGCCCCTGAAGCGGAAGAACCCGCTGAAATGGAAACCCCTGCCGGATTGGCTGAAGCTGTGCAGCAGGAAGAAACTGCCGCTGCTGATGCCGCCGAAATGAACGCCGGGATGCAGACCGTTGAACCCAATTCGGGTGAAGCAACGGAAGCCCCTGCCCCCAAGCCTGTGACCCGAACCCGCAAAAGGAGGGGTGAATAATGAGCAAGTATACCGCGCTTTTGAACGTGCTGAAGGCTAACGGCCTTTTCAGAGCTATTCACCGTGGAAACCGCAATCTGACCCCGCCCAAGGGCATGACCCCTGAAGATGTGGAAGCGCGTCAGCGCAAGGCATTTGAATCCTATTTGGGAATGAAGATGCTTTCTGACCCGCTGCTGAAGCGCCTGATGAACAATGCGGCGCAGGAACTTCTTTTCAACGCCCTGTGGAATGATTTCAAGGGCTATGAACCCAAGCCGGAAGCCCCCAAGGAACAGCCCTGCAACCCCAAACAGAACCCGTTTGGTGATCTGACCCCGGAACAGGCGCTTTTGATGGGCATTCTGGGCGGTGTGCTTCATTCCGTTTTCACCGAATCCCCGGAAACCCCGGATGAATAATCAAGCTGAACATTTTCCCCTTGAAAAGTTCAACTTGATCTGAAAAACCCCTGAAAAACACCCCATTTCAAAAATAAGATGTGCGAAAGGAAGTATTTTGTTATGAGCAACAACATTTGGGATGAATTTGATAAGGCCATTGACACTTCTGCCCTTGCCGATGATGTGAAGAATTCCGCTTCCGGCGAATACAAGACCGTTCCCCACGGTGAATATGAAGTTTCCATTGAGAAGATGGAACTGGTTGCCACGAAGGAAACCAAGAAGCCCATGCTTTCCATCTGGTTCAAGGTGCTGTCTGAAGGCGCGTACAAGGGCAGCTTCATCTTCTACAATCAGGTTGTGGAACAGGCGTTTCAGGTTCACATTGCCAATGAGTTCCTGCGTTCGCTGGATTCTGGGCTTGACGTGGAGTTCAAGACCTACAAGCAGTATGGCAACCTGATTATGGATATTCACGAAGCGATTTCCGGCAAGCTGGAATATGCCCTGAAGTTCAGCGAAGGCAAGAAGGGCTTCAGCAAGTACGAAATCACCGAGGTTTTCGAGGTCGAAGGCTAATTGAATACGCGCCCCGGCAGGACTTCACATCCTGCCGGGTGTGCTTTGGAAAGGGTGGTGAAGATAGTGCTGTTTTACGACTTTGAAGTATTCAAATATGATTGGCTGGTTGTGGTCATGGATATGACAGCCAAGAAAGAACACGTTATTGTGAACGATACCCAAGCGCTGGAAGCGCTGTATCAGCAGAACGTGAAGGATATTTGGGTTGGCTTCAATAGCCGTCATTATGACCAATACATTTTCAAGGGGATTCTGTGCGGGTTTGACCCCAAGCGAATCAATGATTTCATCATCCTGAAGGGTAATCCGGGATGGAAATTCAGTTCAATGCTGCGCCAAATTCCTTTGAACAACTATGATGTAATGCAGAACACGGACAGGGGTTTGAAATCCTTTGAAGGCTTCATGGGCAATGATATTCGGGAATCTTCCGTTCCCTTTGACATTGAACGAAAGCTGACCCCTGAAGAAATCGAAGAAACGGTGAAATACTGCCGTCACGATGTTCAGCAGACCATTGAAGTGTTCCTGAAGCGCAAAGGTGATTTTGAAGCCCATCTTGGTCTTGTGAAACTGGCCTGTCAAGGCGGGGCGCTTGACCTTTCCCTGATTGGAAAGACCAAAGCGCAGTTGTCAGCGGTGATCTTGGGGGCAACACAGAAACCCCATGATGACGAATTTGACATTGATTTCCCGTCTACCATGCGCATTGAAAAATATACCCAAGTGGTGGATTGGTACAAGAATCCCGCCAATCGGCGCTATACCGATGAACACGGGAACAAAGTGCAGCTTGAAACCATGATTGCGGGTGTACCCCATCAGTTCGGTTGGGGCGGTGTTCATGGGGCGCTGGAAAAGTATTCGGGTGAAGGGTATTACCTGAACATGGACGTTGCTTCCCTGTACCCGTCTTTGATGATTCGGTACAACCTTCACAGCCGGAACATCCCCAACCCGGCCAAGTTCACCGAAATTTACCACACCCGCCTGAAATATAAGGCAGAGAAGAACCCCCTGCAAGCCCCCTTGAAGCTGGTGCTGAATTCCACCTATGGTGTCATGAAGGACGCGCAGAACGCATTATATGACCCCCTGCAAGCAAATCGTGTTTGTGTGTACGGTCAATTACTGTTGGTTGACCTGATGGAACGGCTTGAACCCCATTGCAAAATCATTCAATCCAACACAGACGGCATTCTTGTGAAACTGCCGGATGGTTCGGATGAAACCTTCTTTCTGATTGATGATATTTGCCATGAATGGGAGCAGCGGACGGGCTTGACGCTGGAATTTGACGAATACAGGAAAGTGTTCCAGAAGGATGTGAACAATTACATCATCGTGGATGCTTCCGGGAAGTGGAAATGCAAAGGCGCTTATGTGAAGAAGCTGTCCCCCCTTGATTATGACCTTCCCATCCTGAACAAAGCCTTGGTGGATTACATGGTGAAGGGTGTTCCCGTGGAAGAAACCATTCTGGGCTGCAATGATCTGAAAGAATTCCAGCTTGTGACCAAGATTTCCGGCAAATATAGCGAGATTCGCCACGGGGCAAGGTATCACAAGGAAAAGGGGCTTGACGGTCAGATAACGCTTATATGGGACGCACAGGGCAAGAAAATCAAGGAAAAGTGTATTCGGGTTTTCGCGTCCACCAATCCGGGTGACGGGGGCGTTACCAAGATAAGCGTGAGAACCGGGAAGCCGGAAAAGATACCGAACAGCCCGGAACATTGCTTCATTTGGAATGATGCTGTGAACGGTGTACCCGTTCCCCCGAATCTGGATAAGCAATGGTATATTGCCTTTGCGCGGAAACGATTGAAAGATTTCGGAGTGATCTAACATGGGTGCAAAAAAAACCTTGTGGCAACACAGGCACAGGAAAGGGGGTTGAACCGTGTTCTTCCGTGGGTATGTAGCAACCAGAAACAAGCGCTGTATTGAAAAATACAAAGACAGGACTGACCTGAAAACCTATGAGGAAATCAAGAACCTTCCCGAATTCGCGGGTGTGCTTGCTTCCAATGCCATTCTGGTTGATCTGGATGACGCTGAACAAGCTGAAACCCTGATGAACATTGTGGAAGCCCTTCAGTTGAATTGCCGGGTGTACCAAACCACAAGGGGAAAGCATTTCCTGTTCAAGAACACCCGAATTGAAAAGTGTTCAACCCATTCCACCCTTGCCTGTGGTCTGACTGCTGATATAAAATCCGGCTTTTCCAATTCCTATGAAATCCTGAAGGTGGACGGTGAAGAACGGTTCATTGAATGGGACATTGAAGAAGGACAGGAATATCAGGAAATCCCCAAATGGCTGTTCCCGGTCAAAACTTCAGCCGAATTTTTGAGCATGGAAGCCGGGGAAGGACGCAATCAAGCGCTTTTCAATTACATTCTGACCCTTCAGGCCAATGATTTCAGCGTGGAAGAAACCCGTGAATGTATCAGAATCATCAACCGCTTTATCCTGAAAGACCCCCTTTCAGATGATGAACTTGAAGTGATTCTGCGGGATGACGCCTTCAAAAAGCCCATCTTCTTCAGGGGTTCAACCTTCCTGTTTGATAAGTTCGCCGTGTACCTGAAAAACAATTCCCACATTTTGCGAATCAACAACCAGCTTCATCTTTATGAAGATGGGATTTACAAAAGCGGGTATGCTGCGCTTGAAAGCGCCATGATTGAACTGATTCCTGATCTGAAAAAGGCACAGCGAACAGAAGTATTGGCCTATCTGGAAATTCTGGTTCGGGAGAACACCGAACCCGCCCCGGCACATTTGCTGGCCTTCAGAAACGGCCTTTTGAATGTTCTGGATGATACTTTCATCCCCTTTGCCCCTGAACACGTTATCACTAACCGCATTGAATGGGATTATAACCCCAACGCCTATGATGATCTGACGGACAAGACCTTGAACAAGATCGCTTGCAATGACCGGGCAATTCGCGCCCTGCTGGAAGAATCGGCGGGATATTGCCTGTTCCGGCGCAATGAACTTGGCAAAGCCTTCATCCTGACGGGAAGCGGTTCAAATGGTAAATCAACCTTTTTGAACATGGTGAAATTCATGCTTGGGCGTGAAAACGTGTCCAGCCTTGATCTGAAGAAGCTGTCTGACCGCTTTTCAACGGTGATGTTGTTCGGTAAGCTGGCCAACATCGGTGATGATATTTCTGATGAATTTGTGGTGGATACCAGCATTTTCAAGAAGATTGTGACAGGTGAAACCATTGACGCTGAACAGAAGGGACAACCCAAGTTTGAATTTGAACCGTTTGTGAAGCTGTTCTTCAGCGCGAACAACATTCCCCGCATGGGCAAAGGCCGTGATTGGGATGCAATCAAGCGCCGT